TTGTGATTTATAATCAGCTCTCATTGGCTTCTTATATTTCTTTCCAAGCTCCTTATACATTTCACGCTTATTGTTTTCGTACTTGTCTATATCTGTTGGTTGTACTAGTGATAGTACTTTAATTGTTTCTGTTTCTCCAAGAGAGTTTTGAGTTTGATAATCTACCTCTTCTACTATATCTTCATATAACTTTTCTACATCTTCTTCAGGCTGACCTTGCGCGAACTCTTGATATTGTTCATTTAGATCGCCTTTAAAATCAAGAGTCATATCATTCTTTTTGAATGTAGCTTCTTTTACAGACTTGGTAAACAATTGTATTGTTGCTTCTGATGAATACATTAAAGGATCAAAGTAGTAAGAGAATGCACTTTTATCTCTATGAGCTTCTGTCATTTCTCTTATCAAAGGTTCTCTACCAGTTAACTTTCTATTCTTGAAACTTTGAACAGTCATTCGTTGTGCTTGCTTGTTAAAGTTTTCTTCAGTTATTACCCCTCTATCTCTTTTGTTTTTTAATTCTTTATATTCGTTAGCAAACTTTCCTTTTTCTATCTCACTTTGAAATCTTCTCCAACGCCCGTGCTCTTCAATGTTTTTTACAATAGCATCTAGTTGTGGATCTACTGCTTCATTGTGATAACCAATTAATATATCAGCCATTATAGGGATTATCTCTTGTTCAAACTGGTTGTTCAATCTTTCAGCTGTAGATATTGTATCAGAAAGCATATCTAACATTGCATCTAATCTACCTACAGCACCTAACGCTTTTTGATCTAGCACTACTTGTTTTAGTTTTAATAGTGTATCTACAGCATCTAGTGATTCTTTTATGGCATACATGTTATTTAGATTAACAAATGTAGCTTGTTCTTCCCTAGGCATGTTCATAATAGAATCAAACTCTAGCACTGCGTTATCTATATTATCTTTGTTCGCAACTATAAACGTGTAGAAGTCATCTACTCTGTTGATTCTTTTTACAGCTGCTTGTAGTTGTAGTAATCTTTTTTCTTTCTTAGCTCTCTCTTTTTCTGGTAAGTTTTTTAAATCTTCTATCTCAGACTCTATGATAACTTTAGCATCTATTGCTAGCTTTTGCATTTCATCATAGGCCTGCGCATCTGTTCTATATGTTTTTGAATCGTCGTAATTGCTCATTATTGTATAATTTTATTTAAATGTAACACTTGCTCAGGAGTAATATTTTCTGGTAAATGCTCTTCTTCTAATACATACAATTTAGCTGTCATGTCTTCTTTTAAGATCTCTTTGACATCATCAAGTTGTTTGTATCTTGCTTGAACCAATTCCTTATTCTCCTCTTCTAGTTCCTTAATTTTATTTAAAGCTTCTTCAGTTTCCTGTTGAGCAAGTTCGTTTACTTTTACAGATAACTCCATAAACTCTTTTGATGGAACATTTTTTTCTTGCACATGTTGCAGCTTAGCTAGTAACGTAGCTAGGTTTTTACCTACTGCTAATGCAAATTTTTTGTCTTGCACATCTTTAACAGAAGTTAATCCGTTGTAAAGATCTACAAATTGTCCTTTGGTTGTCTTAATAGTTTTAGTTTTCATTTGTCTATATAATTATTGATTAATATTAATTTTTATCCAATTCTGTATATTGCTACTGCACCAGAACCAGTTCTCGCTATTCTAAATCTTCCTACACCTATAGATACTGCATCGTCAGTAGCATCTTGTGCGTGTATCACCATATTGCCTAAAAGTGAAATATTACTAGCATCTGCAGTATCTGTTAAAGTTACATTATCCTGACCATTAGTTGCTAAGTTTATAAAACTAAAATCAAATGCATCACCGTCCACATTTAATCCTAATCCACTTATTAAATTAGCTGCACTATCAAAAGATTTACTTCTATCAGCTGTAGGTGTACATCTAACAATACCTGTTAGTATATTAGCAGCTGATACTGTTGTAGTACCATCATCTGTTGAAGCTGGAGCACCTTGATATTTAATTACATCTGGATTAGATGAATTTCTCATATACACATTACCAGCTGACATAATTAAGTCACCTGTATTTACAGTTACATTTTGACCTTCAGGTGCAATTGTTAATGCAGCTGTTGCTGTACCGCCTGTATAGGTTTTTAATTGTATATTTCCATCAGAAGATCCTGAGGTGTCTCTACCAGCTTGTAAAACTATACTACCACCATCTCCAGATCCTGAGGCTGTACCTCCTATTATTTCTACATCACCGGCTGCAGCAGCAGCGGAAGCTCCACCAGAAATTGTTATTTTTTTACCAGCTGTAGTTGATGATGTAGCATTGGGTTTTATATTTACATCAGCGCTATTTCCAAATCTAATTCCTCCTCCGTATATATTTAATACGTCATCGTTAAAGTAATTAGCTGTAGCTCCTATATATGCTGCAGCACCTGTTACTCTAATACCTTGACTTGTTGATCCGTCAGCACTAATAAACCCTGTGCCTAGATCTATGTTATAATTAGCCATATCTAATATAGAGCTCATTGTTGACCCCAAACTATGGTTAATTGTAATTACACCTGCAGTATTTACTACATTTATATTTGTACCACCAGTAATAGTATTCCACACAGGAATTCCGGTTGTAGCATTATGCATTAAAACTTGTCCGTTTGCACTAGGAGTTGCTGCTGCCAGTGTGTCTTCAGCACTTGCGTATAATACAGAGCCTTTTGCAATAGTGGATAATCCTGTACCCCCATTAGTTACTGCACATTCTCCTGTAACAGTTGCTGTAAAATCAACTCCACTTAAAAAGCCTGCTGTTGCATTATTACATAAACTAAGGTCTATACCAGCTTCTAATACTGTAAGTACTATGTTGTTACTTGTTGTTGCTACAGTAAGTAATCCTGTATCTCCTGATTTTATTCCTTTAAAATTCAGTTGGTTCTTATTTGTCACACTTACATACAACTGTTCTGAGCTTGTTCCTGATGTAGCTAAAGATGGAAATACAGTGCTTAAAGCAAGCTTATAATTTTTACCAGTGCTTCTAGCTACTTTAATAAAATCAGTTGCTGCAACAGATGTTTTTACAAGTGAGGTTAATGATCTAATATTGTCAGCCATTATTATTTATATTTTTATGCTTTAAAGTCTGTGTTACAATCTGCACAGAATTTATTTGCAAAGTTAGTAAATTTATCTAAATATGCGACACTAGCTTCAGAGCCGTCCGCATTTGTTGGTGAAAAGTCAGAAGTTGGTTGACATAACTGCCAATGTCCTGACTGTTGACCTTGTGATGATTCTGGATTGTAACCTCCTTGTGAGCTGTTAACTCCAGCTACCATTACGTATATATTTCCGCTAGGCATTTGTATTACATCTCCCTCCCATACTATTGTAGTTTGTACAAAATAAGCAGAAGGATCTGTAATTACTGTTCCTATTCCAGGTGTGTATGTAGAACCTGGATAACCTGCATCATTTAATCCTGTTGTAGGTCCTCCTGTAGCAAGTTGGTCTGCACATGTAGGAACAACACTTCCAAAATCATCTATACTTTGAGTATCTTGACAATTATATAAACAGCTTAGTTCTTTATTTTGAGTATTCATTAAATAATGAACTAGTATTAATTTCCAATGATTCATTATAGAACAATCATCAATTAAGCCTGCTTTTAATTTGTTTAAGAAAACAGTTCCTTTATCAGCTAAACACTTTGATATTGTTTTTTCTACTTTATCAAACTCGTCTACTTGAAGTTGACAAGGGTTTGCTGGTGGTGTGTATACACAAGAACCGTCATCGCATGATGCATTAGGATCGTAATTATCCGCCAAAGGATCTGTACACCCACAATAAAGACAACTACCATCATCTATCGTTGCGCTTGGATCATAGTTATCTGCTCCAGGATCAGTACATCCACATGTTGCTATATTACTACCAATAGTTATAGTTGTTGTTGTGATACATGAATAGCAATCGTTGCGTGCAATAATTGTATAAACACCTGACTGTAATCCTGTAAATGTATGACTTACACCAGAATCAATGTTACCAACTGTATCTAAAAGATTAGCAATAGTTGGGAAACCACTAAATAATTGTATTGAGTTTGTAGGACAATCTAAATCTCCCGGAGGACTTGTAACAGTAACAGTTATTGTTCCGTTAGGTGATGGTGGTTGACACGATGTTCCCGTAACATCTGTTGGTGTTGCTACTACTATAGGTTCATTACCCGCGCAATACAAACAACAACTTAAATCATTGTTAGTTGCTTGTGGTAAATAATCTCCATTACAATTATAAAACTGTCCTGAACTTCCTGGAATCTGTATAGCTAAAGGATCTAAACAAGCTGTATAAATACAACTACCATCATCAATTACAGCGGCTACATCATAATTGTCAGCAAGCGGATCTGTACATCCTGCAGGAGGTGGTGGTGAGCAAAAAGACTCACAATCCGCTAAACTTGCATACTGTCCTGAATTATCTCCAGGATCAAAACAAGTAAAAGTATCTTGATCGCATGAATATGTTTCATATATACAACAACTAGTATCTCCTGCAATTCCGTAACAATCGCTATTTGCATCTATATTAAAATTAACTGCTGTTGGGTCCATACACCCACAGGCAGGAATTGTAAATGTGTTTATAGCACTTGCTGTACAAGTAGAATTCTGATTTGTTGCAACTATAACTACCTCATAAGTATTAACTCCAGATTGTAATGGAACTAAATTTATTCCCCCACCTTGATATTGTAAAACATCCCAT